TTAGCGCCTGCGATGTTGTCTTCAATGCGAAGCAACTCTTCAGGCGATTTCGGGTCCATCTCCTCCGACTTCGGGGTAGTCCCCCCTTGATTCGCTGCTCTCTTGAGCAGACTTCCGCTTTCCTGCATTCTTACCTCCATTGGGCTCGAACAATCCTTGGTAGTTGTTTGCGACGCTGTTCTCCACCGCCGCCTTGAACCGGTCCACCGGCATTCCCTCGACCTTCTTCAGGAAGGTGCGAGCGCCAACCTCTGAGTACCCTGAAGCGGGGAGCCCTTGTCTGTGCTTAACCCACAGAGCAAGCGCCTCCTTCCGCACTGGGTCTTCAAGTAGGTGGGGAAATTCCTTCTTCGTCACCTCTACAAGGGTTCGCACCTTGCTAGGGACATTAGTAGGCTTAGACACTTGGGCCTTCTGCCGGTGTCTCTTCTGTCTCGCAGCACCCTGCGCTCGCTTCTTAGCGGGCGAGCCGTTGTGCCGCTCAAAGTTAGGGAAGTGAATCCCGTCGTCGTCGAAGTATAGCCACCCATGCTTAGACATAGCCTCTGCGAAGCCTTTCACGCCGAGGTAACGGTCCACCCAAGAGGAGTTAACTCCCCTTGCGCTGCCGTCATCGGTGTGTTGGTCGGCCCAACTCCACAGGGAGTGGAGCAGGCCGACCACTTCGTACTCGCTAAGGTCTAGGATGGAGGCGACTCCGATCACAGAGGGGTCACTCGTAAGGTTGACCCTCATCTTGATCCAGTCGCCAGCCATGACTACTCCTCGGCCTCACACTTGGGCGGAACCCCGCGAAGGTCCTGAGCGGTCTCCTGAACGACACGACGCTTGCCTCCGAGGTCGAAGACCTTCACGGTCTCAACCTGCAGGGGCACATTCTCCATGCAGTACAAGATCATGTCTGCAAGGATGTCCTGCATGTTGCAGTCGAACTGCTTGCAGTATTCACGAATCTGGCGATGCTGCTCGTGAGTGACACGAGCGGCTACAGTGCTGTATCCACGCTTAACCATTGTTGTTGTCCTCTTCAGTCTTGAAGAACTTGGTGTTGATTTCCTTTAGGCAAATCTTGCACAGGTAGTGCAGGTACTTGCCACCTCGGGTGTGGAATTCCTCCATCATCTGGTAGAGGCCTTCGTGTTCCCAATAGCGCTCGTCACACAACGAGCACCTTTCGTAGTGCAAGTCGTCCATCAGTCGAACAACGCGCCGTCCTCTTCCTCGTCAAAGGTGAGGCCATCAAACGCAGTCGTCTCGATCTCAGGGACCGGCACCTCTTCAGCCACAGGCTGTACGACCTCGGCTTTCTTGGCCTTCTTGGCCTTCTTCTTGGGCTTCTCCTCTACGGGAGCAGCCTCCTCTTCCACTTCAGGCACGGGGATCTCTACCCCGCCGCGCGTCTTGACCTTAGCCATGTCGAGCTTGGGGGGCTCCACAGGCGCGGTCTCGGCATTGCGAGGCGTGCGGTAGTCCTGCGCCTCTTCTGCCAACACAAGGCCCTGCAGGGCGTCAGGGAAGGAGTCACGAAGCGCGAAGCCCCGTGCCCTCATCTGCAGCATCCGGTTCGGGTACTGCTTCCACGGGCCTCCCTTGCCCCACAGGCCAGCGGTCTTGGCGTCCGCTACGCTGAAGGTGCTGATGATGGGCGTCTCAACGCCCGCTCTCTTGACGAAGCAGTAGGCAACGCGGTCGTCACCTTCGTGCTCGATCTTCTCTTGGAAGTCCTCGACAAGCCCGGTGCCCATCGCCAAGGCAAGGGCTGCATCACCGTAGATCGACGGCTTCCCGTTGATGACGGCGATGTTCTGCAGGGATTGCATCGGGGACATCCCGATCTCCATACCCATCTGAAGGGCGATGAAGCACTGCTCGGGACGGTCAAGCCCCTTGGGTGCAAGGCCAGCCCGGATGACGGCACCCGCAAAGCGGATCATGCCGTCCATGCTGTCGAACTGAACTCCCTTGGAACCCACGGGGACATGAACAAGTTGGTTGTTATCGGTCATGGTTGTGCCTCCTAAGCACTCTCAAACTGTTTCTGGCGACGCTTACCCCAACGGCAAACATCAAAGAACTCGCAGAACTTCTCACTGCACTTCCAGTGGTTCGGCTCTGCGGGCATATAGGCACCGCTCTGAATGATCTGAGCGGCCCTCTCGATGCGGCCTAGGGTCGCATCATGGTCACGCTGCGGCGGTGATGTTACCGTCACACGCTTTGGCGTCTTCGTCTTGACCAAGACATCTAGGGCAAGCTCTTGAGGTCGCTCGCCGTGTGCGTCTTGTATCACGCTGTAGAACTGCAGTCCAATGTCGTCTTGCGCATCGGTTGCTTTTGGTGTCTTGCCTCTCGTCTTGAGGTCACGGATCGTGTTGTCCTCCTCAATGACATCAGCGTATCCAACTAGAGTTAGAGGGAATCCTTCTACCTCTAGCTCTAATCTTCTCTCTACTTCTCTAGGAGATATAAGAGGAGCAAGGTCATCGTGGTGAAGTTGGGCAAGCTGGATCACTTGGTCCTTAGACCTGTCGTGTACCCCGAACTTGTCCTCCTTCTCTTCCTTAGTAAGCTCGATGTCCTCGGTGTCCCAGATAAGCTCAAAGCTATCTGCGGCGTAGTCGGCAATCGCTTCGTCAGGAAGCAATACGCCTTCCTCCAGCTTGCTTGTCAGATCGTTTTCGGCGCTCTTGTGGGTAGCGATGCCGATGGCAGCCGCCGTCCCATACCAAGTACGCTCACCCTCAATGTACTTGCGTCGGAATGCTTCGCCGCATAGCTGCAGCAGTCGGATCTTACTCGGGCTGATCGTCGAAACATCCATCGCCTATTTCCTCCAGCTTCTTCATGTGGCGCTTCTTGATGGTCTCTTCTACCTTCTGAAGCCTGCGGCGAGCACCACGAGGGAGGGCGGCAACATCAGCTAGCACATCAGCCGTGCCACGGAACAGGGCAGCCATTGTCCCGGCAAAGACCATCATGCCGAAGCCGGTGTCGAAGGTGCCCTGCTCTCCGTCAGAGACGAAGTGCTCCTCGTCTGGCTTGCGACTGAAGTATTCGCTGAGAACACCACCAGCCTTCTTCATGTCTTCAGCGTGCGTCACTGACGCAAGCTCGACGATGCGCGTAACGATGTGATCGCGCATCTTGTCTTCATCATTCTCGTTCATAAGTACCTCCATTCGAGATGGTAACGATTGCGGCGTGATTTTTATAGCCGCTAAATGTAGTGTGCTTGTCACGATGAAAGCACTACTGGATGTGTTTGTCGAAGGGCTACCCAAGGGGCAACCTCGACCGAGAGCCCGCCGCGCCGGGAAGCATATCGTGATGTATGATCCCGGCACGGCAGACGATTGGACCAGCGCTATAAGAGCTGCGATTACTGACGCCGTTGATCTCGAAGAGCGATGGTCTGTACCCATGCTCTTGCTCAAAGGCGCTAAACCTCCGCTGTCTGTCACCATGCACTTCGTCTTTCCGCGCCCTAAGTCGCACTTAGGTACAGGAAGGAACTCTGGCGTGGTGAAAGCCTCAGCGCCGGTCATACACACGGGCAAGCCTGACATAGACAATGCAGTCAAACTCGTGCTAGATGCATTGGGAACTCCTAAGAATCCCCTGCTATACGCGGACGATTCGTGCGTTGTAAGCATCGTGGCCTCCAAGCGTTGGGCTAAACAGGACGAGCCCTCGGGGCTGCATCTCCTCATAACAGAGTCGGGGGATCAGGCCGTGGTGGAGACAACCTGACCCCCCTAGGAGGTACAACACCGCGCCAAGGCGCAGACCCATAGCCTACACGCTGCCGCTCTACAATCCTATCATCATTCCTCTGACTCCCCGGTTCCTCCGCACTTCATGCAGGTAACGGGCAGTGGGTTCTCGGGCGTGTCTAGGTCGCTAGTCATCCCATGCCCCGAGCATTCTTCGCATGGGGGCACGCGCTTTGGCAGCACCCCATGATCTTCTAGCTCTTGCATGCGGCTGTTCATCCTAGAAGCCAGTTGGCTCAAGCGAATCATAAGCCAACTGCCCGAGGTTATCTCCGTGCCCTCGATCATGGCGTCAAGCGCAGCAAAGCCTCGATCCCTAAACTCCTCGTAGTCAGCGCGCATCGTCTTCAGGATGTGCTGGACTTCCTTCTGGTTTACTTGCAGGCGACTAGCGTTCGAGGCTATGAGCTTGATTGTTTGCTCTACATTGTTGTACTCGCCTGTTCCCTTGCCGCTAAGGGGCATGCCTACTTCATCTAGGTAGTTGGGGTCGTTGCTGTTATCAACCATTGTTGTCCTCCTTCCACGCTTGGTTGGCCTGCCAGAAATCCCAGTACGGGTTAGGGAATGTGTCGGGCATGTCGTGAATGGGGTCATGGCCTTTCATCCCAAAGGGAATGATCTTATATGGCGACTCCTCAATCTCTTCCCAAGCATACGCCTTCACCCACGGCTGGTCGTCTAAATACGCGCTTAGGTCTTGGTAGTTGAGCCTTGCGGCGACCTCTTTGAGAGACAACTCAACCTCCTCCTTGCCTTCCCAGATTGCTGGGCTTTTGTCTGCTAAGAACTCGTGCCAAACCAAGGGGTCTGCGCATCTAATGTCGATGCCAAGCGGGTGTAGTCCGAAGCCGACATACACCTTCTCGTGCGTATCTACATACATGCGTTGCTGGAAAATACTCCGTGGCATCGGGTGATCGGCAAGGACATCTCCACCGAAGTTTCTCCACCAAGCAAGCGCTTCCCACGCGGTTCCATCGCTGGGGTATTTAGGTCGTTCGGGTCTGTTTGTCTTCACTACTCATCCTCCGGGTTGCTGGTGTCCATTCCGTTAGCTTCGTTGTGTGCATCAACACCGAAGCCCATGCCGTGCATCATTGACTCACCATCGTCGTCGTCTTCGATCTTCTCTTCAGGCATAAGCCAGACAGAGACATACATGTACCCATAGCTACCGTTAGGCGTAGCCACGAGGTACCACGGATACGACGGGTCGTACCCTATTAGCTCATCTGCGCTGATCTCGATCTTGTCGTAGCTGTCGCCACTAGGTGCGCGCTCCTGTAGCTCCCTAGCTAGCGCAGGCAAGATCACCTCGTCGATGCAATCAGCGAACACCGTCGTCTGATCGTGCTCCTCTGTGTCGGGTAGCTCCTTGCCCTTCCAGTCAACGAATTGTTGGCGATCAGGTAGGAACTCAAGCGCCTCGCCATCCCCGAACTTAGCTTCGGGGTAGCACTTGCTTGGCATATAGATAGCCCTCGCACTCCATGCCATGCGCATACCTGCAGGGGCAGGGGTGCAAGACCAGTACAGGCGAATAGGCTGGGGGTTAGTGTGGCTAGTTGTCATCGTTGTTCTCCTTTGTGGTTGCGATGCGTACCTGTGTGTGTACCTCAAGCGTACCCTCACGAATGATGTGCAAAGTACACAGCCTTGTGAGGTCAGCTATAGAAAGGCCAGCCGCCTTGGCTGCAGCCTTGATCTCGTTTCGCTCCTTGCGTGACACCCTGCATGCAGCGTGGTAGCTGCGAGGCTGGTAGTCATCCGTTGAAAGCACTGTTCTTCTGGGCATCTGTACCTCCTAGTACTGGATGTTGAGGATGTGATCGGCTGCCTTCTGTCCTGCTTGCGCAGCTTGGGCAACCAGCTTCTTGTCGTCCTTGAGACGCTTCAGCCAGTTACCGATGTAAGCGGCTGAGTTGTCTATGGTGTTGTGCTCGATGCCAGCATGGGCGCAGAGGAATGCAGCACCCATCTCGGCAATAAGCTCTTCCTTGCTGTACTGGTGTGAGCCGAAGGCATCGAAGTCGGTGATGCCTTTCCTCTTCAGCCTCTTCTCATGGCCTGTCGAATGGACAAGCTCATGGAATAGCGTGGAGTAGAACTCCTCGCTCACATCGAAGGCGTCATGCTTCGGCACTTGGATGTGATCGTGCTGCGGTGAGTAGCACGCCCGGTCGCCTCCATCGCTACGCTTAGGAGGGTTGGGGTAGCCATCGACAATAGCTTCCGCTGTCTCGATGGGGTCGTGTGCCTCAACCTCAGTCATGTCGGGCAGGGCAAACTCTTCCCCCTCTTGCGGGTCAGCTTGCTCACTGTTGAACACGGTGAAGTATCGAGCCAGCCAGATGGGGTCCACCTGCCCTGTCTTGGGGTTGGGCTTAGCATTCTTAGGCTCATGCTTACCCCAGTACACGATCTGCGTACCCTTCTCTCCCTTGCGTACTTGACCACCTCGCTCGGTGATCTGCTTGTATGTGCCCCACCAAGGGGACTCATACCCGTCGTGCTCCTCAGTGGGCCACGACTGGATAGCCAAGAGCATCTGGTTCATCCCTCTGTAGGGGCGACCAGTGCTCAGGCTCATGTGGAATCCTTCATCTGCCCACGGCTTGCGCCACGGGACCACCCCCTCTTCGAGGGCAGTGATGATGCGATCAGTGATGTGCTGGTAGATGTCGAACTTGGGCTTTGCCATAGGTTGTACCTCCGTTGGCTAAAGGGTGTCGTTGTCTTTGTGGTCTAGGTAGTTCTCCCGCTCAGCGATCTCCTCATCGGAGGGGAGTATGGATGCGATACGGTCGGGCGTCAGCTTCAGGTCATAGTGACCGTCTTCAGCTACGATGTAGTGATTGCCTACTGGTACCGAGTGGTACTGTGAGGCAGTCACCTTGTAGAGCGAAAGCTGTGTCTCGCACAGATCTTCCATCGCTCGCTGCGTAAAGCCGATCAACTCCTGCATGTTGCTGAAGTCGAGGATCAGTCTTACGCATCGGTCTTCTGTCTTGGGTAGGTGGGGATACACTGGCTTGTGGCTACCTGCTGTCATTTCTTATCCTTGGGCTTGGGCTTGGGGAAGGTCAGGTACTTCATGAAGTTCCAAGGGAGCGGCTTCTTGCTCATGCTTGCTCCTCATCTTCGTTCAGGGACTCATTGATCTGGCGAAGGCCCTTGGCGTAACCAAAGAGGCGCTCCCAATGCATCCTGTATGCGTCATTGCCGCTAGATTCCTGACCAAGCAGAGACACCGCTTGCATTAGCTCGATTAGCGCAGCGTCAAGATGCTTCTTAGCCTCATCAACCTTGCTCATGCTACGCCTCCGGTGCGTCAGAGTTGAATGACTCAGTGCGATCTCGGTTGCATCGCTCAGCTTCATTTCGCCATGCCCGAGCAATGTTCAGGGCGTCCGCCCCGGAGTTGCCGTGGTACAGGCCAGACAACAGGCCCAGCAGGTCCGTTGCCGCCACGGCGACACGCCTAAGCGCTGACCTTTCGTCGGCTTCGGTCATCGGTGCGCCTGCGGCGGGTCGATTCCTGCGGACATCGAGCATCCACGCTTGCATTCTTTCGGCATCGTGGATCGGGGGAACAGTGGCCTCACCATTAGGAGCTAAGCCCATCCATCCGGTCAGCGCAGAGTGCAACTCCTCGAAGTAGGCACGCCTGCGAGTGAGGATGGCTTGGATCTGACGCTCATCGCCAGTTGCCTTGACTGACATCGGCGTGCCGTCGTCAACGGTATGCCCATCCTTCAGGTTCATCGCTCGCACAATAGATTGCACTGCTTCCCTGAAATCGTTGCCGTCACTGCAATCTCCACCCCGTGCCACCTGCTTCAGCATGTTGTTGGCCTCGCTAAGATCGAAGTCGCTGTCTGCGTTCTCGATCATCTGCTGAACCCTGTCTTCGCTCACGATGTCGTTCTGGTAGATGTAGTCGCTGATCTTGTCATCCCAGTCGATCTCGCCCACATAATCTGAGATCCTGTCGCTCAGGTTCAGGTGATCGTCGAGGTCTACTGAAGACAGGCAGTTGGTGAACCACTCGTCGAAGTTCCCCTCGACCGCCTGTATTACATCATCCATGCAGGGATGTGTGTCGCTGTCTTGCTCGCTTAGCGCCACGGCTACTGCTTCATGCAGCTTGTCCTTGTCGATGCCTTGGTGCTTCTCCACCTCCGCTTTGACGGCTGAGGTGAAGGCTTCCTTGATGGTGGTGATGATGGTGTCCAGTTGCATGGTGTTGTCCTTGGTTTGGGTGTTGGTGTTGGCGTTGTTGGTGTCGTTCATTCTGATCTCCAGTTGTCTGCGTCCCGGATAGCCCCTTCGGGGTCAGCCTGATACGCAGCGTTCTCGTTGAGCCAGTCGATCTCATGCTCACGCTCTTCATCTAGCACCTCCTTGATCTCGTCAAGCAGGTACAGCCTGTTGGCAGTCAGGCCGCCGAAGTCTGCGAGGTCTTTCTTCAGGCGCTCGACTAGATCGTTGATGCTTTCACGCACCGCTTCCGTCAGGATCCGTTGTTTGTCTTCGCTCATGCTTGCACCTCCTTGGGGGTGAATCCCCCGTCAATCTCCATCCAGCGAACCGCAGCCTTGAGAAAATCCAGGGCTCGCCGCTCACCACACTTTGAATCTGTGGCAACAACCTTGTGGCCAACACACCATTTTCCCAGCCGCTTGCACTCGTCGCTAACGGGGTCATCGTCCGTCACGGGTCTGTCCGTCTTGGTGATGCCGTCGAAGTACCAACCCTCATCCCATCCGAGGCTCTCGGCTAGGTAAAGCGTGTCCTCTTCGCCCCAAACGCCATTCACTAGCTGCGTCATGCTTGCACCTTCTCTAAGGTCACATCGTCCTCTAGCCCATCTATCGACTCGACGGGGTGAGGGCCGTCCACAAGGGAATCCGAGAGCCCCTCACTTAGTTTCTCAAGGGCAGCCGCCTCGTCCTTGGCCTCGACCTCATAGGTGTAGGCCACCCATTCGGCCACAATGTGTGTGATCTTGTACTTGCTCATGCTTGCACCTCCTTGATGCTCTTGGGTTGCCATGCGATGTCTCGCTCGATGCCCAGCCCCCAGCCCACATCGACAGACTCAAGCTCACGCAGGGTGAAGTACCCCCACTCACGCTCAAGCAGATCGACTAGGCCAAAGAACAGCCAGTCACCGTCGTCTTGCTGCTCGCCTTCAGCCACATACCAAGTACCTTGGCCCATAGGGTTGAAGAACTTGCAGACGACCTCCTTCTCGAAGAGGTCCACCCCTTCGGTAGCGCCTAGCTTGGGTAGCTTGCGCTCGATTTCTTTCGTGAGTAGCTTCATGCTTGCACCTCCTGCTTGCGAAGCAGGTGCCCCACCTCTTCCTTGCGGTGAGCCGTAACGATGGCACCGTTACTCGATGCCTCGCCCATCCACATAAAGCCACCGCGTCGGCTCAATGTGCGCCACACCTTGCCGATCTCACGAGTGGCATAGATGCAGAGTTGGTGATTGCGTCCGGCAGCACTGATGTCCTGCCATACATAAGAAGATCTGTTGCGTTGCATAGTGTTGTCCCTCCTAAAGGACAGGTAGGTAAGTAGGTATCTTCTCTTCTCTCTCTCTTCTCTTCTCTGGTAACGGATGAGTCACGCTGATTGCGTCATCCACCATCGCACCCATTCATTGTCGGCGTCTAATTCGCCGTCGTCGCAGCAGAGGCAGGCGTCATGCTCCCGCTCCCACACCTCGTCAAGGTGCAGGTCTCTGCGCCTCATCCACTCGTACACTTGCGCTGCAATGGGCACGAGGTAGAGGACTTCGGCTGCCCTCTGTCTGCGCTTCTTGTTGGCCTCCCGCTTGTTGCGGTGCCTGTGGATGCGTCGTCTACTCATAGCGAGGCCGCTCCTTCGGCCAAGGTTCAGCGGGGTGTGACTCGATGCTTACACGGTATTCACCCACCCCATTGGTGTTCGTGTAGTGAGGGTTCGCATCGTTCTTGGCGTTACACCATGCGTTCCATCTAGCGCGCACGGTGTCTAGGTCCTCGGGTCCGCTCTCGTGCGTGTAGACCCCTTCATCGTGGTCACGCGCATCGCCAAACTTCTCCTCCCAACGCACAGGGATTGAGGCATGGGGTACACCGTAGTCGTACCACCAGCCCCCCTCCTCGGCTCCGCCGTAGCCCTGATCCACCTTGTACACATTGAGGTACTTGCTCATGCGCTCACCTCCTCGTCGGGGTGCATTGGCAGGGATGCCGTCGCGTGAATCTGCTTGTTGAGGTAGTCATCAGCCGCCGTTGTGTGCTTGAAGTCTACTGCGAGTTTGTAGCAGTCGTACCCAAGGCGAGCGAACTGTGCATAAGACATCCAGCCCTGCTTCAGAGGCAGTTGCACGCAGATCTCCTGCGTCTCTTCGTCGTACCAGAAGGCGAGAAACGCCGCGTTCTCAGGGAGAAGTTTCTCGCCACTCATGCGCTCACCTCCTCGCAGACAGCTACGCTCTTGAGGTCAGTCACAGGCACACGCTCAACATCACCACGCACAGGGACATCCTCCGCAGGCATATCGGTATCGTGCCAGACCTCCGTGATGATGCCGACCAGCGTGGGCGTGGGCTCCTCAGCCTCCCAGTCGTCCGGCGTGCTAGTCACACGCATACGCACAGGGAAGGGGCTGGACCAGCGCCAGACATCGACGATCTCGTTCACGGTCAGGTCATAGGGGGTAAAGGTACTCATATCTAGTTGCCCTCCTTGGGCGGGGTCAGGTTGGGGTTGGTGTAGCCATGAAGAATCCCCATGGCTTGGCTAATGAGGTGCAGGGCGTACTCATCATTCTTGGTGATTGCGTCATCGAGAAGGCGCTCACGGGCCTCATTCAGCTTCTCGTACACGCGGGAGTTCTCGTCGTGCATCTCTTCGATGCGTGCTTGCAGGGTCTGAACCTTGCGGTAGTGCTCGCGGTAGTCCATCAGTCATCCTCCCCGAAGATCTTGCACAGGATGTCACCCGCAAGGATGAGCCCCGTGAACACAGCGAGGATGAGCAGGAAGCCGCCGATGATGTGGGCAATCACACGGTCCTCCTTGCGATCATGCGCAGCCTCTCGACTGCACGGGGTTCCCATCCAGCGACCACGCCACGGTCCTCGGGCAACAACTCTCGCCTAGTCAGGCGATGGATGTCCCGAAGCGCAGCTTGGTACGCACGGATGGTGGGTTTCCAATGGGCGTAGTAGCAGTACAACAGCCCAGCACTCAGGCCAAGGCCCAGAGCAGCGAGGCAGGAGACTACGAACAGCGTGTGGTGTAGGTCGCTCATCGGGCCACCGCCTGCACATCGAAGAGGTTGCCCTTCGGGAAGGTGCGCTTGAACGCATCAAGGATGCGACCCTTCAGCGAGCGCACGGGATACACCTTCGCGCCAGTCTCAAGCTCCTCCACCTCACGGGCGATGAAGTCCAGCGAGTCGGCGTGTGCCAGCCTGAAGGCGGACATCACGGTTCGGGCTGCGTCCCCACACAGGAACGCATCGCCGCTCTTCTCGGCATCCACAAGCGCTCTCACGAGACGCCTGTGCTTCTCACCCCCACGAGGGGCGTACTCACCGAAGGCACAGGCGAGGACGCCGCCAATATCTCGGGCGTCATCCCTCGACAGGGTGCCCTGCCATCCATCGGGTCCGTAGGTGTGGTCTGAACGGTTCAACAGTTTGCTAGCACGCATTGGTATACCTCCTAGGTATGGGTTTGGCGTGACTCATGGGTAACTCAGCCATCACGCAGGGAGCGTGACGGTTTCAACTCAGGGGCGTGGGCTAGGCCCTCGCCTGCGGGTAGCGCCAGATGATCCTGTCGGCAGGGAAGCTGAACGCGTAGTCGTCCCACTCATCTTGTAGCGCGTCAGAGGGCTGGCCTACCATCGTGAACACGGGAGTCCCGTCCTCGAAGTGCAGCGTGATCTTGCACTCGGGCGAGTCGTGGTACACCCATCCATTCAGGCGGTTCACGCGTCACCTCCTTCGGCCTTCTGGAAGCACGCAAGGCAGTTGCCGTCACCGTGGGCGTGCTCCTCCTCCGTTAGCTGGGCGTTACAGGTGTAGCAGGATGCTTCTGCGTATGTAGTCATGGGTCTAGCCTCCTATGGGCAGGTAGCACTCGGGGCAGTCGATGGCGTGTGAGTCGTGCTCACAGTCGCAGGTGCAGGTCTCAGGCATGGTTGATGCGCCTCCTAGCGCATGGGGGTTGCTCCACTCCGCATTTACACGGGCTTGTGACCGTCTGTACACGCGTACAGGCTGCGTTCGAGCCACGAGACAGGCACGGGCCTGCCTCGCAGGAAAGACTTGCTACGGGCGCGCAGAGGGCTCATGATGCACACCATGAGACACCTCTACGCGCGCGGGGCCTACTTGGACGCCTTGGCGGCGTCACGCAGCTTGCGAAGGCGAGTCACGAGCGCGGCGAGCGGCTTGCCCACGGGCACATCAAGCTCCCGGCGCTGGCACTCCTCGACCGCGCGAACCCACATGTTCGCGTTGGCGACGGTCACGGGCTTGCGCTTGCCGTCGTCGTCCACGATCTTGCCTGCGTGGCGGTCCAGCAGGCGCTTAGAGCCCCCGTTGTTGTGGATCCTGTCCCCCAGGCCTGTGCGGGAACCGTTCCGCTTGACGCACAGAGGCGCGAGGGTGTCGATGGCGTGGGCAAGCTCCTTGATGGCGGGCTTGGACGCCTTGGTGATGTCGTAGCTGATGGTTTTCATGTGTAACTCCTGTACACGCAATGGGTCACGCACGGGGCGTGACGGGAACGAGCAGCGCCACACGACGCCGCTTCATCCCAACCAACGCGCGGCGGCGCGCAGCACGCGCACCCCGAGCGCGCGCGCATACCCCCATAGTGTCCAACATTCACCCGAGAGAACTCTACATATAAGCAACTTCCTATGACTAAGCAATATAACACCCTAGACCGCAGACTTCCCGACGATCTGATCGAGCGTGACTGGCCCGAGACGCTGACACCGTTACAGGTGCAGTTCTTAAATGCGTTTGCCGTGGGGGGCTCAGTGGCCCGTGCCTGCCGATATGTGGGTATGGCCCGTGCTAACCCCTACCGATGGCTTGAGAGCAGCGAGGTCTTCGCGGAGCAGTTCGCTGTGGCGAAGGAGTACGGCGTACAGCGGCTTGAAGACTGGGCCTTGAGTCGGGCTATGGACGCGGATAACCCCTCTGACAGGCTGACTGAGTTCCTCCTGAAGGCTGCTAGACCCGAGGTGTATAGAGATCGGGTGGATCACCACCTACATGGGAAGGTTGAGCACCGGAAACGGGTGATTCTGGAGGGTCTTGAGGAGGCTGAGGTGGTTGAGCCCCTGATGCTGGAGTCCCCTAAACCGGAGGAAGAAGAGTAACGCAGTGAGCGTGACACCTAGTGGAGAGTTTGGGTACTGGATTAACTACTACCCGATGCCGGACGGGGTTCAGTTGGCTCATTTCATCCCGTATGACGAGTGGCACCCTGTAGAGCCGGGGCTGTGCGAGTGTGGATGTGAGATCAAAAAGTGCGATGGCGGCTTCTATATGCTGCATAAGAGGGACATTCGGTACCTGCAGGTGCCTGACTACCTACCAGAAGAAGTGTAACGCTGTTGCCGTTACCGGAGAGTGACCAGAGAAGAGAAGAGAAGAGTAGTAGTTTTAGGGGGCTTGGGTCGGTAGCCTTGGGCCAGACGCACTGATGTGTGAGAAGAAGCCTCCGGGAGGCAAGTCGTGCGTCGAGGGTGTGGATCCAGACTTGCCTCCCACTTTTAGGTGACGGTATTGTCGTGACGGGCCGATTGTGTTATCAAGCAAGCGATGGCGAACTTCATTTTCAACGAGGCAAAGAAGCTGATTATGAACCGCGCCGCTGGAACGACTGCGCGCGCTCCGTATATCGAGCTTGAAACCAACTCTGCGGGGCAAGCTGCGAACACGACGGCGGATGCGCTCAGAGTGCTTCTGGTGACGGTGCAGTTGACCGAAGCTACACACGGCGACGCCGGAGACATGGACGCTCTGGAGGCCATCAGTGGCTACGCAGAGCTTTCTGGCAGCCTCTCTAACTACACGACTGGTGGTGGCGCTTCGAGCGGAGGCACCAGTACTGTCGGCAGGATGAACAACGCGGTCTGGAAATCTTCCACGACGACGGGCGCATCGGGCTTTTCGTACCTTGAGGCCGACGACATCGCGTGGGGAGCGATTGCCGCTAGCACAACCGAAGACATCAAGGGTGCAGTGCTGTGGTACGCAGATGGAAACCTGACTGGCGCTACAGCGAACACCGATATCCCCATTGCCTACTTCGACTGGCCGGTTGGCAAGCCAGACGGCAGCAACCTAACCATGCAATGGGGAACGGTTACCGGCGCTGCAACCTCTTCCGGTAAAGGTGTCGTGCTGAAGCTCGACGGATGAATGACCATTACCAACAGACGGGCGCGGGTAAGGCCCTGCGGCATCAAACTCACGGCGGTCTCGCCGGTTGGCATGGCGGGGGTACCGTCAATGACGCTTACATCCCCGGACCCCTTGATCGTAAAATCCGCTCCGCCAGAGTCGATGGTGCTTGTGACCGCACCGGGGCCAGTAGCTACGCAGCTTTCCATTGGAACAGCGGGACTTCCGGGGTCCAACATGGGATTTAAAGCTGTTGGTCGGGCCTACGAAGGGCAGAACATTACGACGCTAGCGCGCGTGATGCTCCCCACTGGCGGACAGTTGACTCAGGGGCTTGTCACGGGAGACGGCGGTGGGAGCAACATTAAGCTCAATGTGTACAACATCAGCGAAACAGAAGCGCAAGTGGGTTCTGAGGCGAGCTTGACTTGTAGCGCCGTGGTGTACGACACGCTCCAACTGGATAGCGGTTGGACGGTGGACGATGTGGGGTACAACTTTAAGCACACATACAGCGGGTCGTCGCTCGACAAGTCTGGCGCAAAGATCCGGCTGGAGTACTACATCCCCACTGACGAGGGCGTGCTGTATGTCGTATCAGAAGTAAACCTAGACCGGGCCTTTAAGTGATTAAGCCGCAACCGGTCACACACGAATACCGCCCGCGTGGTGCAGCGTCAGCGCTGTTCACTACGAAAGAACCGGAGGTCTTGCTGGAAGGGCCTGCTGGAACGGGGAAAACGCGGGCGGCTTTAGAGTATGTGAACTACCTCTGCGAGGAGCATGCAGGCATTCGTGTGCTGCTCTTCCGCAAGACACGGACCTCTATGAGCGAGTCCGTGCTAGTCACATGGGAGGAGAAGGTTCTCTGGGACGGGCATCCTGCGCGTACCGGCGAAGCTCAACGCAACACGCGACAACACTACAAGTATCCCAACGGCAGTCATGTCGTCATTGGCGGTATGGACAACTCCGACCGGATCATGTCCACCGAGTACGACATTGCCGTGTGTTTTGAGGCTACTGAAGTGAGCCTTGAAGACTGGGAGAAAGTACTCAGTCGTCTAAGGAACAATGTCCTCCCTTGGCAGCAGGCAATCGCCGACTGCAACCCTTCGTCGCAATATCACTGGTTAAACCAGAGGGCAAACCAAGGGCTGATGTGCCGACTCCTCTCCCGGCATGTGGACAATCCCTCCTTGACGGCTGAGTACCTTGCTAACCTTGAGCGCCTGACCGGCGCGCGGTACGAGAGGCTGTTTAAGGGCCGCTGGGTTAGTGAGGAAGGTCTTGTGTACGACGACTGGGATCCCGCGATTCACCTCATGAAGGAAGAGGACCTTCCTGCAGAGATGAAGTGGCACTTTGGAAGCATCGACTGGGGCTACCGCGCACCCGGCGTGTTCCAAATCTGGGGCGTAGATGGAGAGCAAAACCTCTACCGCCTTGGAGAGATCTACCGCACAGGACAGAAGTATGAGTGGTGGGCGGATCAAATCGTGGATCTGCACCACGAGTACGATCTGGCAACAATCGTTTGCGATCCCGCTGAGCCACGCTCAATCGACATGCTTAACGACCGGCTTGGAGGCGAGCGCAATGGCGTAGAGCGCCTTGCAAGGAAAGCTGACAACGACATCATGGCCGGTTTGGACATGATGCGATGGGCGCTAAGACCGGGGGAGAACACGCCTCCGCGCATGCGCTTTGTAGAGAACTCCCTAATCGTGGGCCGGGACGAGGCGCTGGTAGAAAAGCACGCCCCCTGTTGCACAGAAGAAGAGTTCCCCGGCTTTGTCTGGATGAAGCAGGCAGACGGACAAGCCGTAAAAGAAAAGCCTGATCCGGGTTGCCCCGATCACGGCCTCGACGCTGCGCGCTACGCAGCGATGTTCGCGTGGAGAAAGGACCTCGCCTTTACAGAGCCAGAAGACCTTTACGAGGCTGGTTCCGCTGGCGATGTGCTTGACCATGAAGGAGTACTAATGGAGAGCTTCTGATGCCCGCCAAATCAAGATACAAGACAGGACCGAAAAAAGAGACCGCCGCCGAGTTTAAGAAGCGGATGGCAAAGAAGAAAAAGAAGAAAAAGAAGGGGAAGAAGAAATGACTCTGACAGACGCGCAACGCAAAGAGATCCAAGACCGACTTGGGCCTGCATATGATGCAGACAAGTACGCGATGCAGTGGGGCGGCTACGAGGAGGCTATCGCCTCAATGGGTGTGCTGCCTCCCGGCCAAAAGAAGGTCGCTAAAAAGAAGACCGCCAAGAAGAAGGCTAAGAAGAAGTAGCTAAATGCTCGGTGACAAGCCCAGAGAACTGTACGAAGAGATCAAGGCCGCAGAGCGGTTGCGGGAGAAGTACACCGCCTCTATGGCGGAGCAGATCGAGAAGTACACCGGGCCTCACTACAAGGAGGGCGGGGCACACGCAGACTTTGCTGCGGAGAACCACTACTACGAGTTCATTTCGCTTGTGGTGCCCCGGCTTGTCTTTGACAACCCTCGCGTTCGCGTAGAAACGCGCCGACCCGGAACGCAAGGTGTAGTTGCGCAGGCAATGAAGCACGGTCTCAATCGCTGGATCAGAGACGCGCGCCTCAGAAAAACGCTTACGGATGTTGCGGTAGACATGTGCTTCAACTTCGGCGTCGCCATCGTCACCGAAGAGCAAAACAAGGGACTTCGCCCTAACGCTGACACGCAAACACCAGCTACGCCTATGTGGCCGGTTGTCACGCGCATTCCTCAGCACCGATTCTTCGTTGATCCGGTTGCTGAGTCATTGGAGACGGCAAGATTTGTTGGGCACAAATGGGTGCGCGACAAAGACGACCTTCTGCAAATGGCTAAGGACAAGAAGGACGAGGGCTGGAACGCAGACGCCATCGAGGGAATGACCGTTACGACAGACAACCGAGAGCTTGGGCGCGATGACGAGGAGTTGCCCGACCGCCAAGAGGTTGTTTGCTATGAAGTCTATGTGCCTGAGATCGAGTTAGACGACAGCTTGGGCGACAAGCACGGGTTCCACGGGACAATCTTTACGATTGCGGTTGCCGTTGATGACGAAGACGAGAAGGCTGCGTTCATCCGCGATCCGCGCCCTTATTACGGGCCAAGATGGGGGCCATATGTGATGTTCGGTATCTATAAGGTGCCGAATCAGATCTACCCCCTGTCTCCCTTAGTGGCTATCGAGGGGCAGGTTGAAGAACTAAACCGCCACGCAGAAGCAGCGGCTAACTCGGCAGAGATGTACAAGAAGCTGATCCTTGTTGACAACACAGACCCCAAGTTTGTGCAGCGGGTTAAGGACAGCCAAGACAACTATGTCATCCCGGTAAGCGGCCTAGAGAGACAGAGGGTTGTGCAGGCCGAGATTGGCGGCATGACTCAGCAGCAGCTTAGCTACCTGCAGGTCGCGCGCGACCGGCTTGACCGCAACTCGGGGATCACGGACGCGCAGCGCGGCAACATTGAAGGGCGCGGGACCGCGACAGAGGTTACGGTTGCTGCTGAAGCGAGCACAATCCGCATGGCGTTTATGAAGCGAGAGTTTTCTGACGCTGTGCAGCACCTGCTGCAAACGGTTGCTTGGTTCTTGTACCACGATGACCGCGTAGTAATGCCTCTTGGGGCCGCAGCGGGCGAAGAGATGGGGATTGAAGAGCCTTGGCTTGTTGGGGGAGACCACGACCCGGAAGGGAACTCCACCTTCGACGACCTAGAGCTAGAGATCGACACATACTCTATGGAGCGAACCACCGAAGGGACGCATCAGCGAAGGACGATGGAGATGTACAACCTCATCCTTCAGTCAGCGCCGATGATCCCGCAGATGCCGTATCTTAACTGGAAAGAGATCTATACACGGCTTGGAGATGCACTGAACCAGCCCGATCTTGCCGCTCTAGTTGATGTAGACATGGCGATGGCGATGATGCAGTTGCAGGGCGTAGAGCCTGATGCCACAAGACAAGGGCAGCCCAGATTCGGCAAAGATGTTGGAGAAGGGACCGCCGGTAAAGCGCGCCCAAAGATTACCGAGGCGGGCAAAGGCGGAATCACTGACCGCATTAACCCCAACGCGCTTGCAGGCATCGCGACGGGCACTGAGGCGCAACGACAGTTTCAAGGAGGACCGCAGTAATGCCGGTATACACCTTTAAGACAGAGAGCGGGCAGACAAGGGAACTCTTCTTCAACATGTCAGAGGCCCCCACGATTGGTTCAACCATCGAGTTTGGCGGGGTAGCACTCACAAGGCAGGTTGATCCGGTGCAGGTCGATTGTAGGCAAGAGGTGCGATTTACATCGCACGGGCTGCCGCGAAACCACCCGGACGCTCCGGCATGTAACGCGCAAGGCAAGCCCGTGTTTGCCTCCAAAAAGCAAGTAGACGAATTCGTCGCCAAACAAGATGGCGCATGGCTCTGGGACTGAGAGGAACCCATGACTGAAGAAGAAAAAACCCTGCAAGAAGCCGTTGGCTCTGATGTTCCGTTTTCTAGCGCTAATCCCGCTGCGGAAGCTGAGTTTGACGAATATCTGATGTCTGTAGACTCCGACGAAGAAGAGGTCGGGGTTAGCTCAGATGAGCCTGTGGAAAGCCCGGTAGAGCCGGTAGCAAACGAAACGCCCGAGGCCGACACAGCCGAGGGAGACGAAACGGAGGAACCCGCTCCGGGTGAAGAAGCAGATGGCGACCTAGAGTCGGCGCTTGCAGCACTTCGACGGGACGGACTCCCGCAGTCAGTCATCGACAAGATGACAAACGAGGAAGTCATGGCACTCGGCGCAAAGCGCGCAAAAGTCCAAGGCGATACAGATAACGCGTACCGCGAGCTTCAAGAAATGAAGTCTGGCAAGGAGATGGCTCCCGAGAGCGGAGAGGATTCGACGGTTCAAGCAGAGCCTGCCGAACAACCCTCACCCGTTGACCTCAAAACAGCCATTGAACCCTTTGTCGATGTCTTCGGGGAAGACGCTGGCGAGTCGCTAGAGAAGGCGTTGCATGCAACCGTTCAACCTGTTCTTGCTCAGTTTAAGGCTCAACAAGACATGCTTGAAGGGATGCTGCTTCAGTCGTCTCGGCAGTCACTCTCGGAACAGTATCCGGGCATGGCTGATGACGAGGGATACGGGCGCGTAAGCGAGCGTATGCAAACCCTTGTCAAATCCGGGGAGTATCACGACATCAACACTTTGATGGCTGATGCTGCCCGGTTGGAGTTCGCAGACGAGTCTGCGGCAATGAGCAATGAACTTAAATCGAAGCTGGCCCGCGACAAGGCAGGCGGCAAGATGATGCCCACCGGCAAGGCGGCGACGCCTGAAACCTCTATGGATGAAGATGAGCGCCAAGACGCGCTGCTTGACGCCTTGGAGAGTGGTATGGACATCAACGAAGCCAAGCGCCTGTACGGAACAGCACAACCCTCTCTTTAGGAGTAACTGAAAATGGCTGGCGGCTCTGCACTCAGCACCTTCAATGACTTCATGACGGCAACGGACTCTGCGATCCTTACGAGCGCAGACACCATCGTCAATGAAGCCGTAAGGCAAAACTATCTTCTCCGACGATTCCTCAAGGGTCGTGGTCCGCAGGAAATCCTGCAGGGTGGTAAAACCATCAAGGACCAGATCTTCTTCGAGGAAGACTCGACTTTCGAATACTACCAACCGAACGAGACGTTCACTTGGTCAAACCCTCAAGTTCTCTCCGAGTGGGAGATCAACTGGAGGTTCTGCGTTGACCATATGAGTTGGACGGACCACGAGATCGAGCTTAACGCGGGAGGCGGTCTTGGCCGCAACGCGCGTCACGCCGTCTACAAGCGTCTTCGTCGCGTAAAGGAAATGCGCCTGTGGACTTCGCTGCTTAACGGTATCGAAGATTCGCTCTTCGCGGTTCCCGACACATCGTTGATGGAACAAGAAACGGGCACGAAGCCGTACTCAATTCCTTGCTTTGTCAACGAGCGCCTTGACGGCAAGTTCGACGAATCTGATGGAACGACATGGACTACGGTTCAGAACATCAACTCTACGGACGCTGGCAAGACCAAGTGGAAGCCGCAAGTGACGCTGTATGACACCAGCGCGCACACGGACACCACCACGGGTATCTTGGCTGCGTTCGACGACATGTACTTGTCGGTGAAGTTCTCTGCTCCGCCCACCCGGCAGGAGTATTTCGAGAGCGACACCCTGTACAGGCAGTTCATCGCTTGCAGTAAGCTCGGCCTGACGACTTACACGCAGCTTATGCGAGCAGAGAACGACAGGCTTGTTACCCCCGGCATGCAGGACCCGGCTTACCTCAAGCCGACCTACGGTGGCATTGAGCTTGAGTATGTCTCCGCGCTTGATACCGCCGCTCTTTATGAGCAGCACACGGGCAACGCGCTGATGAAGGAAGCTGAGTCAGATGGCACCCCCGCTGGTCCTTATGCCGACGGTGGCGATGCTGGCGATGCGAAATTCCTTGGCCCGCGCTACTACTGGCTGAACGCCAACTACCTGAAGCCGGTGTTCCACAACAAGCGTTACATGCACCGTCACCCGGTGCTTACGCACCCCAACCAGCCGTTCACCCATGTGCAGCCGATTGACTGCTGGATGAACATGGTTTGTACCTCTCGTCACCGTCAGGGGATGGTCTCTCCGGGCGCAACCTATGCTGGCGCTGGAACCGGCACCCTTACCTGAGCTAGCGCTCTAGGAGAAAAATTATGCCTAGACAAGCATTCGCCGGGACTGTCCCCGGCACTCGCGGGCTTGCTAACGGACTTGTTCCGTCTACTGGCCCGACCCTGCGGAAAGCGTTTTCTGCGCCGGACCCCGACTTCTATGTGTTTGAGGACTTCCGCTACGGATTCTCGTTCCAAGAAATCGCGGGTGCCTCGGGGCAAACGACCGATCCGATTAACGCGGCCCCGTGGCGCATGTTCTCAGTAGACGGTGGTGGCGATAACGCCCACACCTGCTTGCTGTTGGACAACCAAACGACGGCACAGCTTTATACGGCCACAAACGACGCCGACAACGACGAAAACGCGTTCCAATACGCGTATGAGCCGTTGACTGGCGACGGGCGTTGGGCCGCTGAAGCTAAGCTGAAGGTGAACGACGCTGACACATGCGCACTGTTCTTTGGTTTCCACAACTACAAAGCTGCTGGAACTATTGCTCAGACCGCTGCGCTTGGTGGGGCCGTCTCTGGCTTCCATGTTGCTGACGGCGCGTCCTCGACTGCCATTGTTGCCGTAAGCGACAACGGCACCTCTACGACGACATCGCTGGCTAGCACCACTGGCGGATCGCTGGCTGACGACACATTCGTCACGCTCTCGCTTTGGCACGACGGCGACGGAACCAAGTTCTATGTGAATGGCGCTCTTGCTGCCACGCACACGGCTGGTCAGTCTACGCTGGGCGGTCTTTACGCGGCTCCGACCTTTTGCCTTGCCAACGCCTCGGCGGCGGCAAGCAACGCGACTGTTGAGCACATGGGCTTCTGGATCGAGGGCTAATCCCTACTAGCGCGTTCTGCCCCCTCGGCAAGTCCGGGGGGGCAGGGCCGCTATCTTTTCAATCATGGCACTCACCGGCACAAAATGTATTCAGCATGTCGAGCACACGCTTGGCGGCGAACTGTCTCCCGCAATCGACGGGCTAAGCCTTGTCAATGACGCCGGTGAATTCTTTTCCTCTATACGCCCGTGGAAGTGGCTAGAGACGGCAGAGGCTAAGCTCGACTTGCGAGCAAAGATTACGATCACTGGAGCTACAACTAGCTCTGGAGCGGGAACGACGCTTACAAAGAGCAACGCGTTCACCAACTACACCTTCTTAGAGGGTGACCAGATTGAGGTTACCAGCGGCACCAATGTCACTGCAGGGTGGCACCGCGTTCAATCTAAGACAGATGCAAGCAACCTTGTGCTTGCAACCTCTCCCGGCGCAAGCGGAAGTGCCGTTGCCGCGACGCTGCATACAAGTGCGGTTGCGCTGCCTAGCGACTTCCGGGAGATGATCTCCATCAACACAACCTCGGGTCTACTCAAGGGCGTGCAGCTAACCGGCTTCCAAGACCTGCTGAATAAGCGGGCGTCGAACTTCGTGTCTACGGGGTTCCACTATGGAGCCATCGTTCAGCCGACTGATACCGATGTGGCCTACGACGGCGCTCCTGTTGCGCGGCTAGAGATCTGGCCCCAACCAGACGCAAACGAGACCGCATCGCTAACGCTCTTGTATCGCGCTGGGTGGAAGCGCCTTACTGAAGTTAAGGACTACCTTCGCTTGCCGGTTTACTGCGAGCCCTTGTTCCTTCAAGTGATTCGCGCGTTTGCGCGCGGGTACGAGGAAGAGGATGGTGGCTCTTTGTCTGCCCGCCTTGGCGAGGTGATGTCTGGCCCGTTGTTTGTAGCTGCGGTTGATCGAGACGCCTCTATTCAGCCTCACTACGGCCCGGTACACGGCGGAGCGGCAGAGATGGCCGACCACAGAAGTGCGTTCCGAAACTTCAACACGGTGACGGGTCCTAGCTAATGGAACAAGGCAGGTTCGAGCTAGTCTTCCCCTTCGGCGGGTTGAACGATAACGAGGCTTACTCAGACCAGCCCGAGGGCACCACCATAGAGGCCGTGAATGTCCGCCCGTTTGATCCCAAGACCGGCAGAAGGAGAGGGGCTCAAAGGGCGGGCACTGCAGAGTGGTCTACGCAGGCTGCTACAACATCCAAGATCCAAAGCATCTTGTCTGTACCGTTTTCTCAGGAGCGGATTAAGTACACGCTGCAGACAACCCCTACTGCAGAGTGGACAAAGGTTACGCCTGCAGAAGGAACGGCACATGCGATAACGACAGACAAGAACGGCTACTTGTATGTGTACGAGGGCTCATCAACGCTGATGAAGTTCAACCCTGACGGCACATTGCTTACTACTCTGCCGCACCCTACGGCTGGCGCAGGCACCGTTGTGCGCATTGCCGTGGATGAGTTCGGCAATGTTTATGCAGGGCTGAGGCGTCTGTCTACGGGGCTGGTGCAAAAGTGGACGCGGGAAGAGGACGACACATACAGGCTCAGTTGGTCTCTTGACACCGGGCGGCTGCGAGACATCGCAGTGCAAAACGACATTCTTTACTGCGCGATAGACTACGCCGACTACTTAACGCCCGGAGGGACCTCTAAGGTCGAAGCCTTTGGTGGACTTCTTAGCGGGGATACCCCCGCAATGATATGGGAGAAGTCGGTCCCGCATCCGTTGCATGCGATAGATGTGCGCAGTTCGGGCACACTGTACTTTGCGTCTCCCCCAAACCCAACCCGTGGGGAAGAGGCGGGGACCGGCGGCTTTGCCGAGAGCCTTGTTGACTGGAACCCTACAGACATCACCAACATAAATGGCCGACTGCATTACTGGCTTGACGCGGCTTACCTCGAAGAGCAGTCGATTGGTGTAAACCATGAGGAGAATTTGCCGCAAGACATCCCCTCAATCTTGACGCGGGCCGACTACTCGGCAATTACCCCCGGTACGGATGCGCTAAATGCAAGTGACACTACGGCGCGCAAAATGCTTTTGCCTAGCACATCCTATTACCGGTATGACAGCCCTACAAACGATGGGGCATCGACCACCGGCTCTGTCACGAGAACGGCTCCGGTATATCTAGCCCAGTCATATGGACAGCTTCCGTCGCTTGAGTTCGCTGCGGGGAACGCAGGAAACAACGCAAGCTGGGACGATTTGCGCACTGTTAGCCATCGAGCGCTTGTTACTACATACAACAATAACAACGCATTCGGCGACACAAAGGCGTCAACATCGGGCGCATTGCCTGAAAACGGCGGGGCGCTTCCCGGCAAAGACGGGCAGGCATACATCTTTGCTATTGTTGGGCAGCTAGACGACAGTCAGGGGGACAAGGCGGTTGTCTTTGTTGCTGAAGATGGGACAAGCGAAGACGGCACCAGAAACTTTGGTCTGCATATGACCGCAAATATGCTTCACGGGGGAATTGCCGCCGATCCTCGCACGGCGATAATTGAGCTAAATGACGCAACTTTCCACGAAGCGGGGGGCGGCACCGCTACATCAAACGAGAAGCCGGTAAACCTTAACAACTCTGACGGGCGGTTCATCGTCACGGTTGTCGTTCAGCCGGGAACAAAGAAGGGGGCAATCCGCGTTAACGGGCGCGCCTTCGCGTCATTTACAATAGGCAGTCACAAGCTCCAAGGCACTGCAACAGGCGGAGGGAGCGGCGATGCTGGCGGCAACAGAGTGAATGCCGGACGCCTTGTTATTGGCGGTCCTACGCAAGGCCATCCGTATCAAACAGGCGACCGGCTAATGGATGACGATGGCTGGATGCAGGAAGCCCCTATTACAGCAGATGGTCACGACAACAACGGCGTTCCGTGGCTTATTGGGTCCCTACGATGGACAGAAGCCGACCATCCAAGTAACGATGACGCGGGGGGCTGGACAGCTAACACTAAGTATTCCGGGCTTAACGGCAAGATCTGCGAGGTGCTAACGGTTCTTGCAGACCACGACGGCAGTGGCGGCATAAACAACAACACCGCAGCATTGGCCCCCCAAGATAACGCAGGCCACACATGCACATATAGCATAGATGGCGATGGCTACCTAAACACGCGCGGTAATAGCAATACTGATGTGACTGCCGATGTAACCGAAGTTGAGCGCATCGAAGGGTATCTAGCACACAAATGGGGCGTTGCTGGAGACTTGCCGCAAACAGGAACTGATACCTCTGCTGGCCAAGGGCAAACTGGAACTGGAATGATCGAGCGGCATCCGTTTAGAGCAACGGCCCCTACTGGAGGAACCGGAACAAGCACAGGGTACGACGACTCAGACTATACAAACGCGTTGCTTAGCAAGGCTGGCATTGTCGCAAAGGTCTCTCCTAGTGGAGATGGGGTTTGGGCCGCAACTGGAGGCGGCATGGGGTACGCCGTAAAGGCCGACGAAGATGGCAATGTATACACAGCCGGTCCAACTTCTGACGAGGGCGAGGTTGGGGAAGAGACCGTTCAGGCAAGGAAAATCATAGACCAAGGGACGACCTTTTCTGCGGACCCCAGCGATGGCGCATGGACATATAACCGCTCTGCCGCTAGTGAAGAGTTTTCTGCGGAAGAAGCTGTGCGCTATCCGCGCATTGAAGTTGACTCGGACGGCAATCTGTATTTGCCGATGGCGAATGCGGCAACAACAAACCAAGTAAAGCGTCTTAGCGCAGAAGGTTCTGACGGTAGCGGGGTCGTTGACTGGGAGTACACGCTAAGCGACGAAGTCTCTGCTTTGGGAGTAGCCTTGCCTCCAACCTCGCCTACGGTTGCGGACGAAACGATTACTGGCCCTGAGTTTGTGTATGTGGCAACGGACAACGGAAACGAGCTTGGAACGGCAACTCTGACGCTGCCACAAATCCACAAGCTGCGTCAGCTTCTTGCGGAAGAGAACCTTGCAGATGGAACATCGTCACGGGCTGTAAAGCTCATCGGGGTTTCAGGCGGCGACATCTCAGAGCTTGCTCCAGACGGGAACACAAGCCTAGCCGTAGATGCCCTTGGGACGAACACTCCGTTTGTTACCGCTGTTTCGGCGTTTGGCAAGGGGTACTTTGTTGACGGCATTAACTACAAGAAGTACACGCCGCCAACGGTTGCCACTGGAACGGGGACTGTAGAGACATGGGTTGCTACCAAGGGCGAGATACCGCCGAGGGCTAAATTGGTGACCTTCTGGCGTGGGCGCATGGTTTTGGCGCGAGACCCGGAAGACCCCCAAGACTGGCACATGTCTGCCCTTGGCGACCCGGACAACTGGGACAAAGACCCCTCTGTCTACACGGCAACTATGGCGATCTCCGGCAACAACGCCCGGTGCGGTAAGGCCCCTGATATCGTCAACGCCATCATCCCGTACAGTGACGACCTGCTGCTGTTCGGCGGAGACAGTAACATCTACCGACTAACTGGCGACCCAATGGGCGGCGGTCAGATGGACACTGTTACCACCGCAACGGGGATTGCTTACGGTGAAGCGTGGTGTAAAGACCCAGAGGGGGTCGTTTACTTCTTTGGAAGCCGTGGCGGAGTGTACGCAATGACCCCCCAAGGAGAGGTTGTTAGCATTAGCTCCAGATCTATCGAGCAAAGGCTCCAAGAGATAGACCTTCGCAACATACAGGTCAAGTTGGTCTGGAGCACACGAGAGCAGGGCTTATATGTGTACCAAGTCCCTGACCTCTTTTCGTCTTATACCGTTAGGACTTCTTGGTTCTGGGACAAGCGCAACAACGCGTGGTTTGAGGACGAAATCTCTTCAACGCTCGACCAAATTTCGGCGGCGGCTGAAGTCGATGGAGACCAATATGATGACCGCGTACTGCTTCTAGGCACGGAGCAGGGCAAATATATGTGGTATGACCCAAGCGCTGCAAGCGACTTTGACTCGTCTGGCGCTGGCGGGCGGATTTCTAGCAGCGTCGTGCTAGGCCCTGTAGCCCACGAAGAAGCGCTAGCTTCGTACCGATACGCCAAGATTAAAGCTGAACTTGCTCGTGGACAGGCCGGTCTTGACTATTCCATCCGGGTAGGCGACCAAGCGGCTACCTATCGGGAGTCCGCAGAAGCCCCGCACGGATCAGGCCGCTTTAATGGCGGACCCAACAGCTATGCTCCGGGCACCTTTAAGGGAGCTTCTATGTGGGTTCGGCTAAGCAACTCGGCCATTGGAGAGCGCTGGGCTCTCGAAGCTCTGTCGTTGACAGCATACCCCGCAGGCAGGAAACTAATTCAGCCATGAGTACCAAGCGCAACCTTAGTTCAATCGGCCCCTTGGGGCGCAGGCCCTCACGATCTTTGCGCAATGATCCCGGCGCTGGTCGAGCAACCGCCGGTCTGGGGGCAACCGACATCGCCTTTGGGGATCAGTTCAATGTGGACAAAAACCAGCGCCTAACCATCAAGAAGGCGCGTCCAGTACAACATGCGACCTCGGAAACCGTAGAAGAGACGCTAAACTCACTTATCACCAACCTGCGCGAAAGCGGCATTCTGGAGAACTGACATGAGTTTCTTAGGCGATCTACTTTTCGGCAGCCCCGGAACTGGGGGAGAACGAGCCAAAGAAGCTCAGACTCTTGCCCAGAAAGAGCGCGCATGGCTGATGAATCAGCTAGGGCGGCAGACAGGGCGCATCGACGATAGCACCCAGAAGCAGATGGCGTTTTCAATGGGCGGGCAGGGCGCAGCGGCTCATGCGGCCAGAGAGGCCCAGCGAAAGGCCCTAGAGAATGTCGCCAAATACTCGGGCAACCCGCTTGCGATGTCTTCAGCGCTCGCACAGTCGGGCACAAACCAACTGCTTGGGCAGATCTACCAGCAGGGGGCAGGCCAGCGCATCGGCATTCAAGGTCAAAGGCTAGGCATGCTTGCGCAGGCAGAGGGGCTTGCAGGTAGCGGTCGCCAAAATGTTCTTGGATCTGAGCTTGGCGTGCTAGAGTCGATTCAGGACGCGCAGCCGGGAATGTTTGGCTCACTGCTTTCAGCCTACATGGGCATGAAGGGCATGCAAGGATTTGGGGAAGGCTGATGCCGTTCATCGTCAGAACTAGAACGGGGATGGCCGCAGAGCAAATCGGCCAAGGGCTTCAGCAGGGCCTGCTTGCCTACATGCAGGGCGCGAAGATGGCGAATGACGCGAACCTGCAGCGTCAAAAACTTGAGCTTCAGCGTAATGCGGACGCAAGGGCAAAGGCTGCGAATATAAGGGCAGAAGCTGCGGAGGGAAGGGCAGTTGAGAAACACGAAGAGTGGAAAGGAGGTGCAAAAAATAGAGAGCTAGCCGAACAAGTGAAAACTGTGCAGGCAAAAGAATTTCTTTCGCCCGAGCAAACGAAGTTAAGAGAGCTAACTGCGGAGGTTAGGACTCAAGAAGGAACAGAGTTTATGCATCCAGACGCCGTCGCGGCCCGCAAAGAACTGCCGGGGCTTAGGCTGGAGCTTACAAAGCTGGAGAAAGAGGCGAAGGATTATGCAAAAAAGACGAGGCCAACGCCTGAAGAAGTTAAAGAAGAAACGGAAAGAGGGGTAAGGATCGCGGAGTTGCGCGAGAGCATCCTTGCGCGAGAGGACACCGCCAAAACAGCCGCACAAAGACAAGCCGAGGCAGCGGAAGCACAGTGGCCGACCACACTAAACAGTACAGTTAGAAGCCTAGAGTCCCAGATCGGCCCATTGCCAAGTGCTACAAAAGATGCAATACTCTCGCGCCCTTATGCAGGTCCGGAGGGAGTAAAGTCACTTGAGTTTGAGTTAGGGGCCATCGCAAGCGAATGGGGGGGCGCTCGCCTTGACGCGATGCGGGCGGATGTAAAGGCATGGGGCGAAGATGAGCTTCTGTCTACGGTCGATGGCGTGGCAACGCAAGTGATTGCCAAGGTAAAGACTGGCGATCCAACATCCGTGCGGAGCGCTGAGTCCTCCTTGCGCTTACTAAAGCGAAATGCCGCAATAAAGAAGGAGGCCGAAGAGTGGAAAGCTAGCGACGAAGTTGTGAAAGAAGTGAACGAAAAGCTCGCTCCAAAGGGCTGGATGCCAGTAGATCGGAGCGACGCTGAAGCCCAAAAGCGCTGGGAGTATAAGTGGAACGACCTCCAAGGTTTGCTTATGAGGCTGCCCGAGGTGCAGGCTGATGGAACAGTGTCGTATGACTACGACTACGGAGAGGTTCTTCGCTACATGAAAGCGCTTCTTGCGCTAGACCCACAAGACCCTGCCACAAGGGTCATCCTTGAAGCCATTCCCGGGCCTCCGGGGTCTGGTCTGGAGGCAGGAGGCGTTGGGTTTGGGCTTAAAGACACCAGCGTCGTTGACCCGTCAACTGCCAGCGTAAGCTCCGCTGCGACGAAGGCGCTTGATGCTGAGTACATGTCGCTTGTTCGCTCGCTTGGGACCAGAGGGCAAAGCGGGTTCGATGTTTTAGAGGAACGCCTTGAGGCGCTAGATCGCGCCATAGAAAATATCGACTGGTTCAGTGAAGGCTCTGGGGCCGGTAGTCAGCGGTCAGTGCAAAACGAAGCTGAGTTTTACACAGAAATAGAGCGCTTAGCTGGACCCGACGCGGCTCAGTTGTTGCTAGACGACGCTGGAGCGTTTGACATACAGCGGCTTCACTATGTGTTAAGTGGTCGCTTAAGGAAGCAGCTTGAGGCCAACTTTAGGATCGTCGCACCCGGTCCGGGCTTAAGGCCGACGGGTTTCGGGGGCTACATAGCACCACAGACTTCATTATGAGCTTCCAAGACCCGGCTTCAGAGCAGGTGCGCGCCTTATGGGCCAACGACCCGAATATGCAGCGGTTGTTAAAGAACAACTGGCTGCTGCGCTTCAGGCTAGAGCAGGGCTACTTTGACCCAAAAGACTACTCTGACCGAGATCTTGGCTTTGGCGCTCCAAGACACCCGCTAGCAGCAGAAACGCTGCTAGAAGGGATGGAGCGCAAGAACAAGTATGGCTTTTGGGCGCGCTTCAAAGATTTCATGCCGTTTGGTGCGAACATTGAAAGCGTAGAAGCGGACCGTGCGATTGATGCGCTGCGTGCTATGGATGAAGGGAGAGAAGTCTCTCAAGAAGATGCAGCTTTCGCGCACGACTGGATGAAGCGGCAGTGGCTCGGCAAAACATTTATGTCGGGTCTGGGCGAGACTTTGCGCTCGTCCCTCAAGATGGGCGCAGAGTTTGCGCTGCTTCGTGCGCCTAGCGCAAAACTGGCGAAAGGGACTAGGCCATTTAGCCTAGAGCGCCGCAAGGCGCTGGCGGGCAAAACAAGCCTAATCGGCCAGCTAATCCCTGACACAAGGGCGATTGGCGCAGCCAAGGTTGCAAACGGAGCAAAGCAGGGCGGTTTCTTTAAGGAGGTTATCGGCAAGGGCGCTGCGTTTAGTGCTATCCGAACGCTTGGGCAAAAAGGGGCCTCCTTCACTCCATATGGGGGGCCTACTCGCTTTGGAGACATTATCACTCGGGCCACGATGCCTGAGTGGACGATGACGCCAGACGACGCAGGCAACTTGCAAGCCATTCTTATGGATGGCTGGAAGCCTGAAACTGCAGGCATGTGGTACGACGCTTTTGTTCAGGTTGCTGCAGAAGACATGGGGGAGTTCTGGGGCTTCCGCTACGGCGACGACCTAGCTCGCATTGGCCGCAAGGTTGTTGAGACGCCCGCAAACTGGGCGTGGCTGCAGGCGGCTTATGGGCGCACTATTGGCAAGATTGCAGACCGTGTGCCTGAAGGCGTCAAGGCGTTCCCGGGCCGCGTTGCGGAGTCAGGGTTAGGGCGCGCCGCCAAAGAGATCAAAGCGGCTGGCGGCGTACAAAACTTGTTAACGGAAAACATTGAGGAGTATGTTGGGCACGGTATCTCGTGGGTTGGCCTTAACGGCAAGAATGTAATCGTTGACGGCGAAGAGGTCGAGTGGGAGGAGATTTTCCCCGGCATCGAAGAGAGTGCCATGATCCTTGCCAGCACCGGCATTATGGCTGGTGTGCCTATGCTGCCGGGAGTTGCTCAGGCTGCGTTAACAACGGAAGGCAAGCCTGCAACGCTAGAAGAGGCGCGAGAGCTTATTGAAGGGTTGCGTGCGAAAGAACAGGCAAGGCTTGACGCAGATGTAGCGCGAGAGGAGGAGGCTGGCGGGCCGATTGAGCTTACGCAGGAAGAGGTTGAGGCCGCTTTTGACGGGTGGCGAGGGGAGACCGGCAAGGATATTGAGCGAGTAGACCGTGAAAGCATTGAAGACGAGGAGATGCTGTCGCTTATAGATTGGGCTGAAGACAAAGGCATCACTGTTCTTACTGGCCGAGGAGACAAGTCTGTTGGCGGTGCATCGGTCAAGCAAGGCGTTGTCATGCTTAATGTCAACCGCTCGGCGGCGGCTTCGCGGTTCGACATGTACCACGAGTTGCTGCACGAATTCCGCCTGCGCCATCCGAAGGCCGCAAGGGAACTAGATGGACTGTTGGAGCGTATGGCCCCGGGCATGCGCAAAGAAGCTCTTGAGCGCTACAACGAAAGGCGCGTGCAAGCTGGCATTGAGCCGCTTGAGGTTGACTTACGCAAAAAGGAATCTTACGACGAGGCCACTGCTAACCGTGCAGGCGAAGAAGGCGGACTAATACACCTTGCCGCTGGCGACGGTCGCGCGGCGCAGTTGATGGACGACATCGTGACGAACCGCCGGTTCGTTGCGACCGCGTTGTTTGATTGGGTGGGCACAAAGATTAACGCGCTAGCGGGCACCAACTTCAGCACATCTCAGCAACGAAGGCTTAGAAAGTTAGCTGGGGTTCTCGGCGCTTACGCAGAGTCAAAGGGCATTAACACTGCGCTAGTAGAGCAGGTGCAGGCCGAGTTGGAGACAGAAGCGGGCGCGGGCTCTGTTGAGGCCGCAATGGCCTTTAACGAGCTAATCAACATTATGTCGGGTTCGCCCGCCGTTGATCCGGGCATGCCCGTTGCCACGGAACCCGAGGCCCCTGAAGCCCCTGAAGCCCCAGAAGCTCCAGAAGCCGCACAACCTGAAGCGGCCCCAGCCACGGCTGCTGAGGCGGCACCGACTGCAGCGGCAGCGATACCTGCAGAAGATCAAGCGGACGCGGACGAACACCGCGAAAAGCTGCGCGGGCAACTAGAAAACCGCACGACTGTCGAGTCGAAGCTAGAGTTCCTGCGCGGGAAGAGCTACAAGCTGGATTACAAGAACGCGGTTCGTGACGAGCTTATTGCGGAGTTGCTGGAGCAGCAAGAGGCTGAGACTGAAGAGGTTGTTGAAGAAGAGAAGAGAACAGAAGAGAAGAAGACAAAACCTGCGGACCCCAAAAAGGTCGCCGACTGGAAGGCCAAGCTAGAAAAGCAGCTTGAAGGCAAGACAGACGCAGAGAAAATCGCGGCGCTCCAAGAGCCCGATTACAGGGCCAACTTCAAGATTGAGGCGCGAGACCAGTTACTTAAAGAGTTAGGGGTTGATCCCGCTGCTGAGCCCGCTGCTGAGCCCGCGACAGAGCAAGCCGAGGCAAAGCCCAAAGAACAGGCAAGCGCCAAAGACGCTCTTACAAGGCGAGGCACCAAAGACCTTACAGACGAACAGACGGCTGCTGTGTCGGCCCTTGAGAAAGCTGAGAGGAAGCGCGCCAAAGCTGCTCAGTCGCTGGAAAACAAACGCGCGTATGGTCAACAAAAAAGCATTGAAGAAGCAGAAGCGGAGTTGGCAGAGGCCGACGCCGAGCTAGATGCTGCCGAGGCTAAGGCTCAAGAACTTGTAGAGGGCGTTACTGCACAGCGCCCTGACCCCGTAGAGCGCGAACAAGCTGTACGGGGCAAGGCGGGCAAGACAACCTTCGACACGCCTGAAAGGGCAGAAGCGGCTGTCGAACGGGCAACAGCGCAACGCAAAGACGCACAAGACGAGTTGGATGAACTTGACGCAATTCTTCGAGGCCAAGATGTAGAGCGGCGCAACTTAGACAGAGAAATTCAGGCGTTGCCTCCCGGTGCAGAAAGGGACGAGAAGGCGCTTCAACTGAGCGAGCTAACAGACGAGATTGGCAAGAACCAAGCCGAGGCTAAGAAGCTAGAAGGCAAGATCGCCCGGGCAGGCAGGCGCGCAGGAAGGGCTGCTGAACAAGCTGCGACTTTTAGAGAGGGTGAGCAGGACTTTCCCATATACCGCAGCCCTAAGACTGGCAAAGAAACCAAGACCGCCGTCAAGTACGGCGACCTAGAGGGCATACGCCGCGAGGCAGAAGTTAAGCAGGCAGAAGCCCAGCGCGCGTTAGAAGAGCTAGACGCGGGGAAGTCGCCGCAAGAAGAGGCGATTACAAGGGATATTGCCCGCGCCGCCGATAAAAGCAGGAAGCTCAGCGAAGAGATTAAGGCGGAAACGGACCCCGAAGCGAAGGAGAAACTACAGGCTAAGAAGCGCGGGATAGTAGAAGAACAGGCGCAACGCACGGCTGCACGAAAGCGGCTAAAGAAAGCCAAGGACCGCCCCAAGCGCCTTACAGAAGAGCGCAAGAAAGCAAAGCGCGACGCTGGCGCAGCCGCAAAAACCATCGAGGTCACAACTGGCCTGCTAGAAGAGTTCGCCGAAGAAGCGAGCACGGCAGGCGTTGGCGCTGTCGCGTTAAACGAACGGCAGCGTGTACGCCATGCGTACTTTAAGCGTATCCAGAAAGCCTACAAGCGCCTGTTCAAGTTCATCAAGCACCAGCGAAAGAACCTGCGGGGAGATGTCCAGCGGCTTACAGAAGAACTTAACGGGCGAGAGGCGCAGCCTTTTGTGCGCGTGTACTTCAAGGAGACAGGTAGCCAGTCACAGATTGGCGTCATTGAAGAGCTAGAAGCGTCAAAGAGTATTATGCAGCGCGCTCTAGAGCGGGCAGGCTTAATTGACGAACCCACAGAGGATGTAGTCTTAAGCAGGCAAGACGGCACATTTGCTGTATATCCCGCAGAGGCTATAGACCGCATTGAAACTACGGGAGAAAAGCGTGATGCCGCACCCGGCCTTCGCAAGCGGCTAGCCAACGCCAAGACAGACAAGAAGCGAATAGAGCTTGAACGCGAGGTTGAGCTTAAAGAGTTGGAGCTTGAAGCCGCAGAGGCTCGCCTAGATGCGCACGCAAGCAACCCCTCTGGCTTGCTAGTGCTTGAAGACATTAACACTCACCAAGACCTGCGCGATTACATCAAGAACAACAGGCAGGGCAAGGACAAGCGTTGGCTTGGACACGAGAACGGCACGAGGCTTAGCTGGCCTTTCTTCCTTGTACACAGCATGCGAATGAGCCCGCAAGAGCGAGCGAAGACATATAACTGGCTGCGCAATGCTGCGACGACCAAGTGGGGCGAGCGCATGGTTGACCTGCAAGAGTTTGCAGACGCCCTTGAAGAGGTCGCAGAAAGGGAGGGCTACAACCCGGCGAAAGGAACGCCCACAAAGAAGAACAAAAATCACGGGCTATTGCCTGACCTTGAGCTTGAAGGGGAGCAAAGGGGCAAGAGTGAGTCGCAGGTTATTGACGAGACTAGCCAGATGGTTATGTCTAAGCGGGCCAATGACTTCCATGAAGGCAGTGCTGGGCAGCAAAATACCGCTCTTCGCAACAGGCAGTTGCGCGACCGCACAAACAAAGCGCTCAAGCTGGGCAAAGAAGCGACGGATGCGTTTGAGGCTTCATCCGACAGCGCTTCCGTAGACGCCTTGACACACGCCTACGCGTTCATTGACGCGTTAACTTCGGACAATGGGATCGGTCAACGGCAAGACCTGCTGGACGAGCTACAGGCTGAACGCCAACGAATTGCGGAGGTTGTTCAAGCATCCTACGACCTTAGCGACGCGGAGATCGTGGATCAGGACAGGGAGGCTCCTAGTGTGGAGTTCCACGGCGATTTGACGGACATCGAGGATCAAGCCGCCGGGAGAGGGACGCAACTGTCTGTGCCGATCAGCGAGTTCGATCCTATCACTGACGCTACCGCTAGCGGCGGCTCGTACAGCCTAAGCATCGCCAATGACGCAGTGCCGCAGTCTGTCGAGGTTTCTTTCCGCCCAGAGGGTCTTAAGCGTGGCGTTCCCAAGATGCGCGTAGTGTCTAGGGATTCAGGCACGAAGCGACCCGCCGTTGCTTACTCTGCGCAGGGAGCCCAAGCGATTGCAGATGGCGTCACGGCCCTTGTGCGCAACTTTGCCGACAACCTCCTTGAGGAAGGCGACAAGCAGGGGGGGCTAGACATCACGGTTGCAGCCCCGTCGCATGTTGAACTACTAGACGGCAACAACAAGACAAGCGGCATCGCTGATGGTGCAGCCACGCTAACGCAGTTGAAGTCTCTGGAGAAGTTGCTTCGCGCGTACCCCGGCGTGGTGGAAGTAACCCATCGTGAGAGCGTTTCTTCGGACGCGCTGGTTGACGGCTACCGCAAGACCGGCAAGGTGCCCACCCCAAAGAACAGCGAGATACGCGTGCGCTTGTTCTCCGATGTACAGCAGATGCGCAAGACCTTGGGCAACGAAGAGTTCAACAAGGTTGAGCGGCGCAGGGAGGCTGCCAACAGGCTGCACAACATGGCGGTCAGGTTGTCTGTGCCCGCATGGCACGGCGGGCACGCGAACATCGACCGCTTTAGCACGGACAAGATTGGTACTGGCGAGGGCGCTCAAGTATACGGCTGGGGCTTGTACTTCGCGGCCAAGAGAAAGGTGGCAGAGTGGTACAGGGATAAATTAGCTAAAAGTAAACAACCGACTAGCGCCGACCTCGGCGCAATTCTTATAGACGGCGTTTCGTATAGTGACATATTTAATGAAGTTGTTGTGGGACCGGCGTACGGGCACGCTCCTGACCCAACAATTGCAGTGCCGACAGATATTACTGAGGATGTGATTATGCAGTCAGCGCAAACGCCTCTCTATCGTTCCGAAGATGGCGATGGCGCTCAGGTAATAGAGACGGGAGCATTCAACTTAGCCTTAGATGCCGTAGGGATGTCCGTAAACAGAGCGCAAGCGGAAGAAAATGTGAGCAACAAAATATGGAGCAAAATTGGGAAGCCCCACGGTGGGCGCAGCAGACGATCTGCGATAGCACTGCAGAAAGAGGCTATGGAGTGGCTTGCAAGAATGGAACACCCCACTGTCTGGTCCAGCGCGAGCCTCTACGCCGTCGAGCTACTGCCCGAAGAGGAAGACTACCTGCTGTGGGACAAGCCTCTGAGTGAGCAGAGCGAGAAGGTGCAAGCGGCGATGCGCGCGATAACTACCTCTAAAGAGTATATTGCGCGCTGGCAAGCCGATTGGGAAACGGACCTTCTCAACCCTGCATGGCGTAGGGACAACTCGTACTTTCCTGATCTTGTTAAGTTGAACGAGGATGCTGGTTATCCTGACGGCGGGTATTCTGGGCCAGAGATTGCCGATGAGATGATTGCACAAGAAGCCGTAGACGCGTATGAAGCTAGAAAGAAAGCAATCATGCAAGAGGTTATCGACGGCAAGCACCCCGAGTTTGTTAATGGTTGGGCAGACGGCCTTTTGCAGGAGAACCAAACGGGTAGTCAGTTTTACAAGGATGCAGTACGCACATTCCGCAGCCCAAAAGCCGCTTCGCTTGCCCTCCTAGAAGCAGGCGTCCGAGGCAACAAATACCTCGACGGCCAATCCCGCCGCAAAGGCGAAGGCAACTACAACTATGTCATCTTTGATGATGCCGATATCGTCGGCGGGACAGAGGCAGATGTCTCCGCTGGCTTGCCGGTCTCTGGTCAGGAGATGCGCCTGTCTGTCCCGATCCACGACGACACGGCAATGGATCCCACAGAAGACTTTGACCAGCGCACAACGCCCGAGACGGGGCTTAGAGCGTGGTGGCGCACTTACAGAACAAACAAACAGCAAGCGCGTCGTCGTCGCAGGCACGCGTTTGTAGACGACTTGGACGGGGCAGTGGACTTCCAAGGCATGGTCACTGCCGACGAGCGTGGCGAACTTACCGAGGCCGGTGACTTCATCTCGCAGTGGCGCAGGTATCGCGCAAGGGCAGAAGACCGCATCGGCGACATAACCCGCCGCCATGTCTGGCCCATTATGGCTGCGGTAGCCAATGCGGGGATGACGATGGACGAGTTTGACGACTTCTTGCGGGCGAGGCATCAGCCAGAACGGAACGCAAGCAACGAGCGCCGTGACCCCGAGGGCTATGCCAAGCTCATGGAGGGCAACCCAGAAACCAGCACAGCTAACGCTAGGCGCGAGCTTGCCACAATTACAAGAGGCAGGCGGGGCCAGTTAAACCGCATCGGTCGAATGTACGACCGAATGATGCGCGAGGTGCTGGATACCCGCTTGGAGGCGGGACTGATTGACCAAAAGGTTTACGACAGAATTGTCAACGCCTACAAGCACTATACCCCGCTGAGAAAAGCTGAGTTGCTTGACACATGGGGGGAGAGCCGCGACCTCAACATGAAGGGTGACGAGCTTATCGCTTCTCGCGGCTCTGCGACCAAGGCGGGAGATCAGTTTGCCATGAGCCTGCTCGGCATGGAGCGAATGGTTATTCGTGTCGAGAAGAACGCCGTTGGGACTAAGCTGGTCCAGTTCGCCAAAGACAACCCGTGGATCAAGATCTTTGACAAGCGCGTCGTTCCTGCAAGAACCCTTGTATACGATGTAGAGAACGGCACTGACCGGCAAGAGTATTCCGTTCCGGACCCCATGCAGCGGGACGAGCAGGGCAAGTTAGTCTCAAGGGCGCTTACTCTGTTTGAAGACGGCAAGAAGGTCCATTACTACATACGCCCTGAGTTCGAGGGGCTTATAAAGTCCGTGCAGGCCGAGCACAACTTCACAAATGGTGACATTGTTGAGAAGACGGCTTGGGCAGCTAGGATGATGTCGCAAGCCCACACAAGGATGAACCCCGAGTTCGTGCTGCGCAACATGACGAGGGACATCCTTACAGCCTCTTACATGATCGGCAACGAACAGGGCCTTGGCATGCTTGCGCAGACGATGAACCCCGTGAACTACACAAGGGCATTGTCCGCTATCGCCAAGCTCGCACGATCAAGGCGCTTTGAGGCTACAGTTGACGGCGAGGTCCAGTGGACTGCTGAAAACAAGTACGACGAGTACGCTGAAGAGTACATGCGCGAAGGAGGCTTCATTAGCTTCGGCAACCTTCGAGAGTTCATCCGCGTGTCCAAGGACTTGCAGCGGCTAGAGCGCACAGCCAACGGCCAGATGACCCTCGGCGACTTGGCGAGCGTGCTTGGCGCGCATGTTGGCGCGCTTAACGATATAGTCGAGAACGGCTCCCGGTTTGCGTTCTATGTAGCCCTGCGCGACCAAGGCACGGCAGCGGGAGAAGCGGCCTTGCAAGCCAAGGAAATTACGGTCAACTTTGAGAAGCGCGGCACCTATTCGCGTGCAATGAACTCTAACTGGCTGTTTAGCGCAGCGGGTATCTTAGGCATCGACCGCGTGTTTGCGGGCTTCCGCAGAAACATCCCCGGAGCAATCAGCCTTTTAGGCTCTACCGCCGTAGCGGGATGGCTGCTTGACTTTGCAAACGAGGCGATTGGAGGAGAAGACGAGACGGGGCGCTTGCTTATTGACAAGGTTAGCGACCAAGAGAAAGAGAGTAACATGGTCTTCCTGCTGGGTGGCCTAGATGAGAATGGGGAGCCCGCACGCATAACAATCCCAAGCCCGTGGGTGATTCGCTGGTTCGGCAACCTGGGGCAACGGACGCGCGCATGGCAAAACGGTCGCATGAGCGGGGACGCTTGGACAGCCGGTGCTTTAACTGGCGCGTTGAAAGAGGTTAACCCGTTTGGCAGCAGCGGATACCCGTGGTACGCCGATCCGTTCGTGCAGATCGGTGCAAACGAGAACTTCTTTGGCGCGCCCATTGCACGCAAAAACCCCTTTGACATGAAGCCCATGCCAAGGTCGCAGGAGTACTACGACAGCGTTAACCCGACGATACAGAGGATGACGGATACCCTGTACGAGTGGGCTAAAGACGACATGGACAAGGGCGACAAGGACGCTCTGCCTAGGGGGCTGTACGGGTATATGGACATAAACCCGGAGCATGTAGAGCACCTGCTGGAGTCGTTCTCTGGGGGGGCGGGGAAGTTCTTTGTGCGCACTTTTGACACCGCAAACAAGCTGGCCCTCAACAAGGAAGTCGAGGTCTCTGGCGTGCCTTTCGTCCGCTCTTTCTACAAGAAGGGCTTCTACAAGGGCCGGGACAAGCAGCTTGTATACAACATTAGGGGAGAGGCAGAACGCGCGTACCTATCTATGCGAAATGGCGCGCGCCCTATGGCCGACCAAGAACTTGTTGGCGCAGGCTGGCCGTATCACGCCTACAAGGGCGCGCAGGACCTGACAAAAAGGTTGTCTAAAATCAACGAGGCGCGCAAGGCGGCGACAAGCGACGCCGAGCGCAAAGAGTACGACATCATGGAGCGCAACATTATGCTGCCGTACCTAGAGTATTACTTCAAAACCCTACGCCCGCTTCTGAAGGAGCGGGGTTACGCACTACCCGAAGAGGTAAAGCAAGATGACTGAGAAACCGACATTCGCAACCGGCTCCCTGCTCAATAGCTCCGAGGGCCTTTCCACTACCGGCCTCATGGGCCTTGTCTCAACCGTAATGATGGGCGACGACAGCGACCAAGTAAAGATGGCCGCAATCATCGCGCTTGCCATCGCTGTTGGCGCTTACGGCATCAGCCGTGGCATGAGCAAGAAGGGGTCTACCGATGCACCTGATACAAAATAAACTGGCCGTTCTGGCCGTCGCCGTCGTTGCGTTGTACTGCTTGTCTACAAGCTGCGCAGTGACGGACGCCGTGCTGGACTACCCTATGAGCTTCTTTGATGAAGAAACTGGAGAGACTACCGAGGTTCCTTTGGGGGATGTCATTGCTGACAACGCTGACGGCGTTGGTGGCGTGGTTTCCGATGTACTTGGTGGTGTCAACCCTCTCCTTGCTGCTGTTGGTGGCGGTGCTGCTGCTGCCCTTTTGGGGGGCGCACGGCGGAAGAAGAAGGCGCAGCTAGTACAGGCTGAAGCTCCTGCGGAGGAGCCCGAGGTCAAGGGGTGAGGACGCTCGCTCTTTTGGCGTTCACGCTGGGGGGCTGTGCTTCGATGCATGGCCCCCTAGATGTGATTACGCCCGACGAGCTTACCATTGGGAGGGGAGACGGCACTCACTACGGTAAGGTCTCAACACATTCACCCGATTGGGGCTACGAAGGTGAGTCAGAGACTACCTACGCTGCGCTCACTTGGGACATCCCGTCTTTTCAAGACGAAAGCCTAACGACAGAAGAGCGGCGAGCCATTCGGGACTTCTATGCTCAAGTCGATGCTGCGCCAAAGGAAGAAGAGGACGGCATGTTCAAGCTGGCCGATGGGGCCAAGGCACCCCCTTCTTGGCTGCCTTTTGCCTTGGCTGGCATTGGACTAGCCATTGTCTTAGGCTTTGCTCTCCGCTCTAGGAGACAAGACCAATGGTAAGGCTCTTACTACTACTTACACTTACATCATGCGTAAGCTACCCCGAGATGGGTCAATGCCTATCGTCAAGCGGATCTTGCGTGCTCTGCGAGGAGGCCCAATGTCTGCCCAAGAACTAGAAGAGAAGAGTCGCGTCATAGATACAAAGAGCGCCGTGCTCCTAGAGGAGGTGGCTGCTCGCAAAGCCTTGGCCGAGATCAAGGCCAGCAAAACGGCAAGCGAGTTGGCGGCTGAGAAGCTGCCTGTTTGGTGCGTAGCGGCTGTGACCACGATGGTGGTCCTGTTCCTATTTGCGTGTTTGTATATCCCCGCTGAAAATGTCAGCGTGCTAGCGGGCTTAGTAACTCTCGTCGTGACTAGCTTTACCGGGATTCTCAGGTCGATCACTGACGGCACTGGGCAAGAGCGCAAACAAAACGGCAACGGCAAGCAGCCGAAGGCTGAGTGATGGCGAAGAAGAAGGCTAAAGTGCCCTACAGATACGCCTCATGCCGTGTGGACCGCATCGTGGACGGCGACACCTGTGACCTCTGGATCAACCTAGGCTTCAGCACCTTCGTTAAGAAGCGCATCAGGATGTACGGCATCAACACTCCCGAGAGCCGCACGAGGGATCTTGAGGAGAAAAAGCTGGGGCTGGCTGCTAAGGAACGGCTCAAGGAGCTACTAGCAGACGGCAAGTGTGACCTCGACAGCCATGAGCTAGGCAAGTACGGGCGCGTCCTTGGAACTCTTCATGTCGGCTCGACCAATGTGAACAAAGAGATGCTCAAGACCGAGGGCACCACCGAATACTTCGGGGGCAAGCGTTAGATGGCTAAGAAGGCGCGCAAGAGAAACTACCGGCGTGAGTACGACCAGTACCACAAGAAGAAGACGCAAAAGAAGCGGCGCGCTACACGGAACAAGGCCCGAAGAAAGGCCACGCGCGAAGGTCGGGTCAAGAAAGGCGACGGCAAAGAGGTTCACCACACAAAGAGAAGCCTTCGTGGTCGTACAAGAGTGGTCTCCCGACGAGCCAACCGCAAAGCTGGCTCGCCGGGAAGACGCAAGAAGACTGCTAGACGAAGTAGATCTCGCTGACCCACACCGCCACGGGCGCTCCGTGTCGAGTCACTGATGTGCCTCGCACGAACTTGCCCGACGACTTGCACCAGCCTTTCTTGGCTGCAGCCGTTAGCACAGGGCCGAGGGCGCGTGGCTCCCTTGGTTTGGGCAAGCCTTCTCGCCACACATCCTCAGAGGTAAATGCCCTCTGCCTTTCGCAGATCTTCTTAATGCAAGCCAAGGCATCCTCGACCCATTCAGGGTCTGCGTTTACCTCAGCGCGCTTCATACCTTCGTCGCGGGCTTCCTTGGCCCCCTCGAAGTCAAACTCGCTCATCGGTAGCTCCCCCAATCCTCGCCACCGCAGAGGATGACAAGCCCGGTCTCGCTAATGCGACTCCAGACAGAGGGTCCGACGAACTTCTGCATAGCCTCGGGCATCAGGTTGCTGATGAGGATGGTCCTCGACATGTCCTGATACCGCTCGTCAAAGATGCGGATGAACTGAGACAACTCCCAGTCCGTACCCGCAACCTCTTGGATCTCGTCGAGGACGAGCAGGCCAGACTTGCGCGCTTCCCGTAAGGGGGAAACCTTGCGCCCGTCATCGCCAATAGGTGCGCCACTCCACGAATCCTTCTCCTGCTGGAGTAGACCCGCAAGGGTGCTGTAGCGCCCGTACACACCCTGCAAGTTCACCGCTAGCTCTGCAGCTAGCTGCGTCTTGCCGGTGCCACGAGGGCCAATCAAGATCACGCACGAGCCCGCCTCAGCGAGCCTAGCGTGCGCCTTCTCAACCTTCTCATGATCGGGCCACATGAGCTTCGGCCAGTCTGCCGCGCCCTTGTAGCGCCTTTCAAGCAGGCTCATATGCCGACGCGGGAAGCCGTACCTTTTAGCGCCTGCGATGTTGTCTTCAATGCGAAGCAACTCTTCAGGCGATTTCGGGTCCATCTCCTCCGACTTCGGGGTAGTCCCCCCTTGATTCGCTGCA